TGGATCCTCGGTTGCAGGTGCCGCTAGCTCGGTTTCTTTGGCTAGTGCCAATTCCAGCAGTTTGCTGTGCTGCTCATCGCTTAGGTCAGCCTTGCGCACTTCCATGCGGTCGGTTACCTCTTGAAGTTTGGCCATGGTATCGGCCTTGGCGATAGCAGCCTTGCCAGCTTGAAACAGCTTTGCATCGCCCTTGGCAGGCAGTGCAGGCGCTGCGGTCACAGTGACAGGATCAACCTCGGCTTGGTGCATCTCATCGGTGCTGTACACACCGGACATGTCAGCAGGGAATGCCTTGCGCAGTGCCAATGCTTCAGAGCATTTGGCAATCATCGCAGCACCCATCTTGGACCAAAGCCCCTGGCCGGCGTTGTAATCCGCAAAGCGCGCTACACCAGTAAATGGATGCGTGCTGCCCTTACGGTGAATAATGGTCTTGGCTGCTGCGGGTGGCTTGCTGCCAAGCCATACATCAATCCATACGCCGTCGTCACCACACCAGTACGTCTCACTGCCGTCCAGCTGACCGGTGCGCTCAGCAATGGCACGCAAGCCGTCAATGCCAGCTTGGATGGTCATCTTGCCGCCACGCTTGATGGCGTAAATCTGCTTGGAAAATGGATCCAAGCCGGTGCGCTGACAGGCATAGGCAAATAGCCGTAGCTCGTCATTGCTGCAGCCAGGCGCAATTGTGGTGCTGATCAGCTGCGTTTGCTCTGGGGTCCAGAGCGTGATGCTAGAAGTCATCGGAAGTGATGGTTGGGTTGGCAGTCAATGCCCATGAAGGCAGGCTGAGCGTTTGGCAGTCATCGCCGTAGCCAGGCCACTCGCTAGTAGCGCGGCAGTCGGCAATCATGCGTAGGTCACGCTGCCGCAGCTCATTGCCAGCAGCCAAGGCCGTGGCATCCAGCTCATAAACAGCAACCGCATACGGCGCAGTCTTCTCGACAGCAATGAACACAAAACGCTCAGCACCATGCAGACCAGACAAGTAATGACTGGCTTGGGTATGGTAGCGGAAGGTGGCCACGCTTTTGGCGAAACCGGCAGGGCTGGCGTCCGTGGTGGTTTTGAGGTCAACCACAGTGGTGCCCGAATACCAGTCAGGGCGGCATTTGCACCGCAGGCCGGTAGCTGCATCATCCCACCAGAACGACTGCTCAGCCTTGCCATAGGCAAGCAATGCAGACGCTGCAGGGTGACTGCGGACGCTATCTGCCATGCAGTTAGCAGTAAGCATGTCGCTAGGCGTGACAGCTTCAATGCCGCGTGCAGCCATGTCGGCAGCCTGCTCTTTGCCAGCCTTGGTATTGCGTGGCCCGCAAACGCCAAAACGCTTGCTTGCCTCGTCAGGCTCTAGCACTACGCAATGCACCAGCGTGCCAAGCCGCATGGCAGCAGTTGGCTCAACTGGCATCCGCAGTGGGTTGATGTATCGCGCCCAGTAGTGGTAGGGGCTGCGTGCGATGGCGTGCAGATGCGAAGCGCTGACGGCAGGGTCAGCGTGGTACTGCTCGTTGCTAATGGTCATGCAGCCCTCAGCTGGCGGTGCAGGTGGGTCTGTGGGCCGTAGCACTGCTGCAGCTCCGGAAATGCAAGCATCACGCGCTGTTTGTTATCAGGGTCAGCGTGCAGTGTCGCTTCAGCCAAGCGGCGGTAAAAGCCGCCGCCGTGGTGGATAGCTGTCTGCAGCGTCCAGTACGTGTCGTTGGTGGTCATGGCTTCAGCTGCTCTTGGCAAGCGTGGTGAGCCTGTACCTGTTGCTTGCCGGTGTCATATGCCATGGCAGCAATGCCAAAGATGATGACGAGCACAGCAAGGCGGTCAATGGTCTTGATCATGGTTCTTGGGTTGGGTTGGGCGGCCATTGCTGGCCGCGTGTCGGTATCGTATAGCCCTAGGCCACCGCTGTCAACCGTTGCACACGGCTGCGGCTGATGCCCATGTGCTCGGCAATGCGGCGCTGGGTCCAGCCGTAGCTACGCAGGCGCTTGACGCGCTGCTCAGTGCTCTCAGTGGCCCACAGGATGATGATGATCGGCAGGAGTAGCAGCGCTGCGATCAGTGCAAGTGTCGTAGTCGTCATGGCTCTCGGTTTGGGGTAGTGCCGGGCCAACCGGCGATGCGGGCTTACTTAGGCCGTGTTGGGCTCGTGGTGACGCGTCGTGTACCCGGTTCCGCGGCGGTTCGGTTTTGCGAGCGGTCCGCCCCGCTCGTGATGCCACTGTACACCATGCGCCGCCGTGGCCAGCCCAGCTCAGTAACGGATCGACACAGTTGCAATGCCGTCAAGCGGCACGCCCAAGCGATGGGCGGCGCCGGCGCTGAGGTCAATCGAGTTGCAATCGCACCGATCAACGACTGGCACTGTGAGAGTCCGACTGCCATGCCTGACTGTCACCCGCGTGCCGCATGGCAACCACGGATGCGCCGCTGACACATCCCAGTGGCGATAGGTGCCGCCGCAATAGGTGATGCGACCGTGAAACCAGCTGTCGTAAACGGTGGCGGTTACCTCCCTGGCTTGGACTGGTGCGGCCAGCAGCAGTGCGGCAATGATCTTCCACTTCATGGTTCTCGATGCGGGGTAAATACCAGGGCGACCATGCGCCGCCTTGGCCGCCCACAATGCCACCTCAGTCAGCCGCAGTCAACCGTTGCGCATCCTCCACGCTCCTAGCCACACCAGCAATGCCACCTGCTGCCTGCACTGCATCCATCCACTGCTGCTGCTCAGGGCGCAGCCGGCCGGTTGCGGTCTTGACCTCAATGGATAGGAACACCGCCACCTGGGTGCCCACCATGTCAGGGGTGATCGTGACCGTGCGCCAGCCGATCAGATCAGCGCTGCCCTTGCACAGCCCGAACTGCACCGGCCGGCCGTGCTGGTCCTTGAGGGTGCCGGTGTTATTGCGGAACAGCCTGGTATCACCGGCGCTGCACGCCAGGCGGATGTGCTGCTGGATGGATTGTTCAGATGGCACAAATAGACACGTTTTTGCTTGCTTGTAAAACATAGTAACCTGAACCAGGCTTGCCTGTAATTATTTCATTTTTTGCCATAATGCTATATGCTTTATTGGCTGTATTTCTATGACAGCCAACGTATTGTGCAAGATCCCTAGTGCTTGGCATTTTGTCACCATTGCTTAAAATGCCCATGCGTATAAGTGTATTTGTTGTTGAAATAATATGGTCAGTTGCCGAAATACTTTTATCAGAAGAAGCGCGCCAGACGCTTGGTGAATATCGAAAATCGCTTGACAATTCTGGCATTGGTAAAATTGCTAAGTGCTCTTGTGGAATTTCAGGCTGAAATTGTTTCCATCGATTTACTTCTTGCAATGAAACGCGAATCGCATCCTTGGTGTCAGATCTGTATTCATAGTTTAACTTTGAAGGATCAAATGAAGGATTTAGCACGGTTTTACTAGTGTTTAGATATCGATAAATAGAGGCCCTGCGTCTATTTAGTATTATTTCTAATTCTGAAATGCTATAACTTATTTTGCAGTTTTGTTCGTCCACTTCAGTATTTTGCGCGTGATGGCAATTGTCTTGTGATTTGCGCCATTGCGCAAGCTTCGCTACTTCGTCTTGCATTAGGGTAACGATATCAACTAAATCTATAAATTCAGCCCTTGGTATCTGGGCTTCCGATAAATCGGTCTTGCTATTCAACCCAAGCTCAATCCATTGGCGCACCAGTGTGGAAATAGAACGGCCATCGGCTGCAGCGTAAGCCCGCAACCGTTCCATTAATGCAGGTTCCATTTCGATAGCCAATTGAGATCCCTTGCGATCACGTTTTTTGCTGTCAATTGTTGTCATCTGACCTTGCTCCATTGCCCTTTTGTTTGACGAGCGGCCAGGACGTGCTTGGCCCATGCCGCTGGGTTTTTGTAGCCGCGCTGATGGCCGAGCGCAATCAGGTCCTGCAGGGTTTGCGCACCGCCTTGCTCGCGGCGCTTAGCGCGCATGGCTACCTCCACCAACTCCCCATCCACCTGCTGCAGCTCGCGCGCCTCTGGCGCAAAGCGATGCCCGCATTCCAAGCATTGCTTGGCCTGGCTGGCCATGGCGGCAAAGCAGCTGGGGCACACCTTGACGCTGGGCGCCTTGTCGCGATCCCGCTTGCGCTCTCCATCTAGCGTCCACTCACGCGGTTCGAGGTGGTGGCCAAGCCGGAGCGTGTTGCCAACGTGGTCGAGCACCACCGCAGCAGCCTTGCCCGGTGATGGCCGCAAGCAGCGACCGATCATCTGTAGGTGCAGGCCAACGCTGGCAGTAGGTCGCAGCAGAATGCAGCCGCCAACGCTTGGTACGTCCACGCCTTCGCCGATCAGCGCGCAACTGGTTAGCACCTTGATCCGGCCTATTGCCAGATCAGCCAATAGCTGCCTTCTATTGGCCGCATCCATGCTGCCGTCAATACTTGCGGCTGGGATGCCGTTGCACTGGAAGAGAGAAGCCACTGCCTCGGCATGGGCCACGCTGCAGCAGAAGGCAATGGCCGTCTGCCCAGATAGGTGTTTGCGGTAATGGCCCAAGCAGTCGCCCATGATCGTGCCGATCCGATGCTCTGACTCCTTGGTGTCGAAGTCACCCATCCGTTTGCGCAGGCCGGTGGTGTCAAAACCAGGTGGAGCTAGCACCTTGGCCGCGGCGAGGTAGCTGTTATCCGTCAGCCACTGTGCACTGGGGCCTTCCACCATGGTTTGGTAGTGCTCGCCAAGGCCGCGGCCGTCGAGCCTGATCGGGGTTGCCGTAACGCCTAGCAGCTTGGCTTGTGAGAAGTGCTCAATCACCTTGGCCCATGTACCTGCAGTGGTGTGGTGTGCCTCGTCAACTACCACCAGCTGGAAAAAATCACGTGGCAGCAGATGCAGCCTGCGGGCTACGGTTTGGACTGATGCCACTTGCACGGAGTGGCTTAGGTCCATTGCCTTGCCGGCGCTGATGCGACCATGAGGCACCGGCATTGCCCTGCTGGCCTGGTCCAGCAACTCTTGCCGATGCACCAGTACCAGCACGCGGTTACCCTTGCGACTGGCCTGCTCAGCGATATAGCTAAAGCAGACTGTTTTGCCGCCGCCAGTAGGCAGCACCGCTAGGACTGACTTGCGCCCTAGCTGATACTGCAGGCGGATGTCGTTGATCAGTTGTTGTTGGTATGAACGGAGGTTCATAGGGGCAGCTCCAATTGCGTGCCATCTGCAGGTGTTCCGTGCATGGCAATCTGGGCCATGGTCACGGCACGGCGCTGCCGCTCGTATGCAGGCCGTGCATAGCCAAGCTGATACAGGTGCAGGTCGTTTTGCAGCAAGGCAATGGCAGCGGCTCGCCAGGACGGCGCACGGCCTGACGCGGCCACTTTGGCTGGCACCTCATCTGGAATCCCGCGCGAATAGCAACGGGCTTTCCACGTGCGCACGTATTCCGAGACTCGCTCTGTAGCGCATCTCCCAGGACTGAATGGCTCTGTCTGCTTGGCGGTTCGCCAAAATCCGTTGCTCATTGGTCAATAGCCCCCAGGCTTGGCGTGTGATGTCTTCAGGGCATCGGAGAGCCAACGCACAAGCTGCGTGCCCGATCCATGCCTTGCGGTTCAGGTTGTAGTCAGTCAATGCATTGATGCAGCTGTTGGGCCACTCCACGGTGACCCGTTGCATGTAGCGCCCGTAGAGGCGGTGATTGCCGGTGAAGATCACGGCCCGTTGCAAGTGGAGGCGACGGCTGGCCACCTCCCCCCACATGTTGAAGCCGATCTCTTCCCAGGTATCAATGGGCAACCAAATCCTCTTCAGCTTCACGCTCGAGATCCTCCGTCACGTTGTCGATCTGTTCAACGTCCCATGCCTTGCTGAAATCTTTGCCGAGGAACAACGATGCAAGGCCGGTCACCTGCTTAAGACGCAGCAGCTCATCAGGGCTCATGCCGATGTGATTGCAGATCCAAGCGTCGCCTTTGCCCATCTCAATCAACTCGGCAACAATCACGCTCATAAGCTCAATGTTGTGCGAGCCGCGAGCACGGTTGTGCCGGATCGTTGATGCCATCCTGTCGTGCAGCTCCTTGCGGAGCACAACCACCGGCAAACGGCCACCTTCGCGTTCGCGGATGCGTTGGCTGTTCTTAAGCGTCAGGAATCGATGAAAACCGTCAACGACCACATATAAGTCGCGCTCGGTATCATGCACGACAACGACAGGCTGTGTGTAGCCGTCCTCCCAAATCGATGTTTCAAGTAGTGCCATTTCAGGCGGCGCCACAGAGTTAGGGTTGTAATCGTTGGCGGTAACCTTCTCGATAGGAATACTGCGAACAGAGTAGACCGGGGATCGCCAAGGGTAAGAGTCGTTCTCGTCGTGGATTTCATTGCCTTTAAGCGGTGGGTTGAAAACACAAATCAGCGTGGTGGGCTCTAAGGCTTCAAACGTGTGGGCATCGTGCTTGTCGAGCACGTAAGTCACGTCAGGGCCGACCGCGATGATTTCTTGCGTTGCTTCATTGATCAGCAGACCTTTGCCGCTGACGCAGTAGCAAGTTTCGAGGTGGTGCTGGTAATGCCAGCGGTGTGGCTTGTTAGGGTGAATGACGGTTTTGGTCATGCTGTAGCCCATGCCGTCGGTTTCGACGACAAGCCGATGGCTGGTAAAGCCACCGCGTGGGCATTGCACAACGCGGTCGTCGGGGAGCTGGGCAGCGTTCAGGATCTTCATTTGGAGGAACGGTTGAGAACTTGGCTGTACTTGCGTTGGATTGATTTCTGGCGGCGCTGTTGTTCTTGTGTTGGCGCCAAGCCTAGGTATTTGCAGGTGTGGTCATTCTTGAGCACGGTGATGGCAAACCGCTTCCACGATGTAACCATGCTGTTGTGACATGGCAGGCCGTCGAGGTGATCAGGTGGCACTTTGATCACAACACGACGCAGGTTATTGCCGCCGTGCCGCGTGGTGCCGTTGATATAAAAGCGAATGCCAATGCGGTCAAGGGCTTCAATAATGGCCTCAGGAAGACCGCGCCCCACCCTGCCCCAATAACGGATTGATTGGATGAAGCGCTGCTTAAAATTTGCGTTGGATTGATCAGGCAAAGTGGCCAATAGGAACTTCACAAAAGATTTCCAAGTATGACCGGGTGGCAGCCTGAAGGATTTGTAGTCAAGCTGTTTGCCGTAAGTAGCCATAAAATTGGCGCCGCCAACGCGTGCGCACAGCCTGGCCCAGATCTGCGGGTCAATCACCCGGTACATGGCAAGGCTGGATTTGGACTCTGACATAAATGGCGAGGCAACCCGCATCTTTTTGATGGGGATGCCAGCCATATAGAACACGTCGTAGAGCTTGTTGTAATCCCATCCGAACTTGGCGTTAGCGGTCCAGATGTCCTCTGTGCGCCAGTCGTAGATGGGGTAACAGTTAAAGGTGTGCGCCGTGTTTTTCTTGGTCCACATGCGGCCAAGCATGGTTTCCTTCTCTTGATTCAAGATGGCCCGGAACCGATTGAGTGATTCAACAGTGCGGATACCGATCAGGTTGGCGCAGGGCTCACCTTGGCTGTACCACTCCGCGAACATGTCCCAAAATGTGGCGTAGTCCATGTTTTCAATGAACAGGTCGCCAAAGGGGTGGTTCTGCAGGTTGACGATGTAATCCTGCTGCGGCATGGGACGAATCCAGCGGTGGCGGTCAGCCTCGCCCCAGCACTGCCAATCGATCTCGTAAGAGCTGACGGTGCAAGGCAGCGTGATAGGCAGACAGCACCAGTAGATGTCAAGGATGTCGCGGTTAGCGTCAAGTATGCGATGCATAAACTCTTCGCTATGTATATAATTTGCTTCGTTGTCCATGATCTGAACGCCAATCTTGATTGGCAATTGTTTTGCGCGCACGTAGTCGCAAACAAGGTTCAGCAAGACTCCGCTGTCTTTTCCGCCAGAGAATGAAACATAAACACGGTTAAAGTGCTCAAAAATGAAGTCAAGCCGCTCAATTGCGGCATCGTAGACATTTTGCTCTAGGTAGGTCCGTGTCATGAGTTTGGCAAAAACTCCTTGGTTACATCTTCAACTTTTAGCAGCTCGCAGCCGCTGTACGACTTGGCAAAGCGAATGCGCAGGTCGTCTTCATTGGCAAATTGCGCGGTGTTAACCACGCATTCTCCCCATGGTCGCTGGTAGGTGATGCGATAAATCGGATTCATAGGCGATGCAGCCCTGGGATGCCTTGCAACCGTAGCAGTGGCTGCTACGCTTGGCAAGCGAGTCCGCCGCATGGATGCGACTATCTCACCCAACCCACATACGCCTTAGCCCTGACCTCTTGCAGCGGCTTGATTCTTGGCGCGGTGATCGCATGAATCGCGCAACCGCTATCCGATTGCTGCTAGAGCAGGCGCTTAAGGAGATCAAGTGACCCTTGCCCAAGAGCTAAACCGCCTGCCCGATGGGTGGGGATACGTTGCTGTTGACGGCCAGAAGCGGCCGTATCAACTCAAGTGGCAGGACAACCCACTAGACAAAGCCAACCTGCAGGCCGAGCTTGACTCCGGTCGCGCTCGTGCTATTGGCGTGTGCTGTGGCGTGCCATCGGGTGGTTTGCTGTTCCTTGATCACGACGGCCGCAGCGCTAGCACCATCCTTCGAGACTGGGGTTGCCCCATGTCGTCGTTGCCGCGCTCGTGGACAGTCACCTCCGGTCGTGATGGCAGGTTTCAAGTCATCTACCGCGTGCCAGAAGAGTACTGGTCTGGCATCGCCACACGCAAATACAAGTCAGGTGTCACCGACTCCGATGGCAAGCCGGAGCAGGTGGAACTCCGCTGGACCGGCTGCCAGTCCGTTGTAGCCGGTGCGCACCCAACCACCAGCGGCTACCGATGGGTAGCCAAATACAGCCCCGAAGATCTCGACCTAGCCGAGGCGCCGCTTTGCCTGATCGAGCGGATGCTCAAGCCAGTAGCCGAGCCGGTGGCCTTGCCGCCAGTGGTGCATGGTGCTGACGATGCCACCAGGGCGCGTTCTTACCTCGATGCCCTAGCCAGCAGTCGCGCTGATGACTACGACGACTGGCTAGCCGTTGGCATGGCGCTCCATAGCGTTGGCGATGACGCCTTGCTAGACGACTGGGAGCAGTGGTCAGCGCAATCCGGCAAACACAAGCCCAGTGATTGCCAGCGCAAGTGGAAGAGCTTCAAAAAGTCCGGCATCAGCCTTGGCACCCTTGGCGACATGGCCAAAAAAGACGGCTGGCGACCCCATCGGCGCGAGCCGCAGCGCAGGGTGGCGACAGGCGGCGGCAGTGGTGACGGCGATGCCAAGGCGCCGATCATCACGAAGCCGGAAAAGCTGGAAACCGCAGAGCTGTTAGCCCTGCTGCGCAGCCAGACCGATGAGATCCGCTACAACGTTTTCACCCAGCAGATCGAAATCAAGGGCAAGGTCATCGATGGCGCCGATCGCTTTTACCTGAAGCTGGCAGAGATGGGTTACAAGGTCGGCAAGGAGCTGGCCATTGACTGCCTTGTGCAAGTCGCCAACGAGAACCCTTACGACCCCGTAACTGAGTACCTGACCCATTGCGAGCAGCACGTCCAGCCGGCTTACATCGACGGCCTCGCTACCGCATACCTTCGCCCGGAGGACCAAGGCGGTGAGGCCACGATCTACGACGAGATGCTTAAGCGCACCTTGATCGGCGCTGTTGCTCGTGCCTTTGATCCTGGTTTCAAGCATGACACCGCCTGCGTGATCATGGGCGATCAAGGTGCATGCAAATCCAGCTTCTGGGGCTGTTTGGGTGGTCCGTTTTACTCAGATGCGTTGGGTGACATCAGCACCAAGGACGATGTAATGGTGCTTCACCGCTCGTGGATTATGGAATGGGCAGAGCTTGATCACATCACCAATCGCAAGCACGCTGGACAAGTCAAGGCGTTTTTATCGCAGGCGGTAGATCTACTCCGTGTGCCATATGGCAAGGCCGTTGAAGCATTCCCAAGGCGTGGCATCATTGTTGGCACTACCAATAAAACCGCTGGTTTTCTTGTGGATGAAACCGGAAACCGTCGCTTTTGGGTGATACCAACAACTCGAACACAAGTGGATCAAATCAATACCGCCATGCTCTTAATGGAGCGTGATGCCATCTGGTCTGCAGCGGTTCACGCCTACCGCAACGGTGAAACCAGCCGCCTTCCTGCAGCCATGGAGCTAGCCGTTCAGCAGGAAAACGATGCCTACATGATCGAGTCGCCATGGCGTGCCGCCATCCTTTCCTACCTCGCTGAACGCCGCAGCACCGAGTTGCTGACCTCTGAGGAGATCCTCGCCAATGCCATCCAAAAACCCATGGAGCGCCAGTCCAAGGCCGACCAGATGCAGGTGGCTTCGATCCTGAAGGAGCTGGGTTGGGCGAAACGCCGCGAATCGACCGGCAAGAGGCGCTGGTACTACCAGTTGGACGGCCAACATGCCGGCTAGACGGTCAGACGCCTTGCGCTGCAGTCGATCTCAGCCGCCTAACCAGCGGACCGACCCACTTCCCTTACAGAGTTACCCCGTACCCCCCCTTACCCCCTCTTTACTTACTTACTACTAGAGGTTAGGAGGTTAGACGGTTAGGAGAAGCCTTGGCCCGCAAGGGATCTCGCCGTCCTAACCTCAAAACCTTGGTTGGACGTATGCTGCCGCCTCACCCATGGACCAAATGCAAGAAACCAAAGTCCGTTTCCAGCCTGAAGACCTCGCCGCCTTGGATCAGCAAGCCGCAGCGTTAGGCACCAGCCGTGCGCAGCTCATCCGCGATCGTGCCTTGACCAGTGGGGTTGCACGGTTGACCACAGCCGACTACCATCGCCTCGTGTCCGGGGCTGCTGCGCACATGCGCGGTGATCTGTCCCGCCGACACGTAGAGCATCTCGTTGCGTATGTCATCACAAGACTCGATCAACATTCCCGCCAAGCAGTCGCCGGTGATCAACCGGCTTCATGACTGCATGACCCAGGCACTGGCCTACGCCCATGCCATCCGCGACAACGCACAAGACGACGCCCAGCCGATCCCCCTGGAATTGGTTGGTTCGTTTCAAGTTGATTGCGACGCCATCATCAACGCCTTATCCGAAGCTGCTGCACAATGAAATTCACCTGCTCACAGTCCGACCTGTCCCATGCCCTACGCGCTGTATCCCGCGCTGTAGGCACCGGACGCTCTGGCCATCCGATCCTTGCCGGTGTGCTGCTAGCCGCTGATGCAGGCAGCGTCCGCGTTACCGCCTACGACTTGGACCTCGGCATCAGCACCGCCATCACGGCTGCAGTGGACACCACCGGCGCGTGCGTGGTGCCGCATCGCCTGCTAGCGGACATCACAGGCCGCCTGGACGCCTCAGAGGCGCTCTCGCTGGCCGTGGACGGTACGCGCGTCACGCTGACCGCTGCAGGCGGCTCCTACAGCCTCTCCGTGGCCTCTGCGGAGGATTTCCCTGCATTGCCCGTGGTGGATGCCGCTGCAGGCGCTGCTGTGGACCTCTCAGCGCCATTGGCGGCGGTACTGCCTGCTGCAGCCACCGATGCGTCCAAGCAGCTGCTGACTGGTGTGCATCTCGTCATCGCAGACGGTGCCATGCGCCTTGAGGCCACAGACGGTCATCGCCTTGCCGTCCGCAGCGCCGACACCGATGCCGCAGACCTTGACCTCGTGTTACCCGCCCGTACGCTGCAGCAAATCCGTCAGCCGGCCACCATCACCGCAGACAAGCATCAAGCCGCTATCGCCCTTGCTGATGGCACCATGATCGTTTCGCGGTTATTGGATGGCGCCTACCCGAACGTGCAGCAGCTCATTCCTGCCAGCTACGAGCACACGGCTACTGTCAGCCGCCTCGCCATGCTGGCTGCCCTTGAGCGCGTAGCCGTTATCGCCGACAGCCACAACAGCGTGGTCAAGCTCACCGCTGCCACCAAGCGGCTTACTATTGCCGCCGAAGCTGAGGCCAACAGCGGCTCTGAGTCCATTGTTATGGATGGCACCCTGCCAACGCTTGCCTTCAACGTGCATTACCTCATTGATGCGTTCAAGCATCTAAGCGGTGATACTGCTACCATCAGCGGCAACACCTCAACTACTCCTGTAGTATTTGAGCCTGGTCTTACACTGGTAATGCCAGTTCAGGTACGCTGATTACATGGCACGCAAATGTAACAACACCGAGTCAGAACAGCGTACACATGCTGTTTACGACCTACTTTTGCGTGCCAATAGTAGAACGCAAATTATTCAATTTGCAGCGCAAACCTGGGGGATTGGCGATCGTCAAGTTGATGTTTACATCGCTCGCGCTCGCCAACTCATGGCACTTGATGCTGAACTTGCGCGTCCGCAATGGATGGAAGCTGCCTTAGCGCGGCTGCAAGAATATGAGCGCCGCGCGTCAGATAAGGACCAACTCAACACTGCATTGATTGCGCTGGATAAGCAGGCAAGATTGCTGCGATTTGAGTTGTCGTGAGCATTGCCACCGGCATCTGCGAAAATGTGCCGCTGCTCAGCTTCATGGAGATGCCAACGGCAGAGCACACTGATGATTTGCTAGACCGCATCCGCAGCGACCTACATCCAGGGCAGCTTGCGTTTGTGGATGACACCGCAACGCAGATCATTGGCATCAGTGCTGGATATGGCGCCGGCAAAACCCGTGCATTGTGCGCCAAGGCTGTGATGCTGGCCGCAGCCAATCAAGGGTTTATCGGCGCCGTGATGGAACCCACCGGCCCATTGATTCGTGACATCTGGCAAAACGACTTTGATGATTTCCTGGAGGCGTACGACATCCCGTACACCTTCAGGGCATCACCACTGCCGGAGTACACGCTGCACCTGCCAGGTGGTGACACCAAGATCTTGTGCCGATCGTTTGAGAACTGGTCACGCATCATTGGTTTGAACCTTGCATGGGTGTTAGCGGACGAGATCGACACCGTGACGCCAGCCATTGCCAACAAGGCATTTCCTAAGATCCTTGGTCGCTTGCGGTCTGGCAATGTCAGGCAGTTTGCCGCAGCATCCACGCCCGAGGGGTTTCGCTGGATGTGGAATACCTTTGGCAGTGATGATGCACAGCAGCGCACTGATCGCAAGCTGATCAAGATGCGCACTGCTGATAACCCACACCTACCGCCGGACTTCATCGAGCGGCTGCAGGCCAACTACGACCCGACCATGTTGCGGGCGTACCTAGACGGTGATTTCGTAAACCTCACCACTGGCCAGGTATATGACCGCTTTGACCGCAGCAAGCATGTATTGGCAACCATGCCAGACATCAGTAACGAGCCGCTCAGGGTTGGCGTTGACTTTAACGTTGGCAACATGTCAGCCGTCATTGCTATCAGGCAAGGCAGCAGCCTGTTAGTAGTAGATGAGATCAGTGGCGCGCATGACACCGACGCCTTAGCGCAGTCGATCAAATCCAGATACCCAACGCATCGTATCTATGTTTACCCTGACGCCAGCGGCGGCAACCGCAGCACCAATGCTGCGCAGACAGACATCCAGATCCTTGAGTCGTATGGCATGTCAAACCAGTCGCCGCGTGCCAATCCTCCCGTCCGTGATCGCGTGGCTGCTGTTCAGGCTTTGCTGGAAAATGGCAAAGGCCAAGTGAGGCTGCAAGTGTCAGAAACTTGCAAGCGGCTTATTGAATGCCTTGAGCTGCAGTGCTACACCGAAAAGGGCGACCCTGATAAGGATGCCGGCCATGACCACATGAACGATGCGCTTGGCTACCTGATCTGGCGTGAGTTCAACCCATTGCACGCAGGCGCTGGCCGAAGCACTGGCATTAGGCTATACTAAACCCGCCTTCCATTAACTACAGCTAATGCTGATCGGCGCTGAACTACTGTCGAAAGTCAAAGAATCCGCTCACCTCAATAAAACCGAACTGGTCCGCGAGTGCGGCTACACCAAAGGTGACAAGCTTTGCTTTACTGCCTTTTACGAGGCACTGCTAGAAGCTAAGGGCATCGCGCTGACCGGTTCCAAAAAGGCTGGCCGTACCCTTACCTACAAGACCAAGGTGCAGTTCAACGGCAAGCTATCCATTGGTGCTGGCTACGTTGCAGAGATGGGCTTCAACCCTGGTGATGAGTTTGAAATTAAGGTAAGCAAGAACAGCGTTACACTGACTGCAGCTTGACGTAGGACATGCAGACGGGTTTTAACTACTACGACCGGCCTACGGCAGAGCGTAAGGTCACCCGTGTGCAGGATGCAAACTCTGCATGGTACGCGCAAGAGGCGCATTGGATCCTGATTGAGGATTTACTGCAAGGCACATACGGTATGCGGCGAAAGCACCGCCGCTACCTGCCGCAAGAGCCACGCGAGCAGGACGAGTCTTACGACAACCGACTTGCGCGCAGCGTGGTGCCGCCGTACTACCAACGCCTTGAGCGCTTGCTGGCTGGGATGCTGACCCGCAAGCCGGTGAGACTAATTGATACCAGCGACACCATCCGCGAGCAACTGTTTGACGTTGACCTCAACGGCAATGACCTCAACGTGTGGACCTATGAGACCGCGCGCAAGATGGTGCGTTACGGCCATATCGGTACGCTGGTGGACGCGCCTGCTGATGGCGGCAGGCCGTATTGGGTAACCTACACTCCACGCGACATCCTCGGTTGGCGCACTGAAGCAAAGGAAGGCAAGCAACAGCTGACCATGCTGCGCCTACAGGAACTAGCCAGCGTGCCTGATGGACTGTACGGCGAGAAGGTGGTAGAGCAGGTGCGTGTGCTAACGCCTGGCGAGTATCAGATCCACCAGAAGGATGACAAGGGCGACTTCCGCATCGTGGACGAAGGTCGCACCAGCCTGAGCGAAATCCCGTTTAGCGTTGCATACTCCAACCGTGTCAGATTCATGGAATCACGGCCACCACTAGAGGACATTGCCGAGCTAAACCTAAAGACCTACCAGATCCAGTCTGATCTCGACAACCAGTTGCACATTTCAGCAGTGCCGATGCTGGCGTTCTATGGATTCCCTAGTAGCGCCGAAGAGGTATCAGCAGGCCCCGGTGAAGCCATTGCATTTCCTGCAGAAGGACGCGCTGAGTACATCGAACCAGGCGGCACCAGTTTTCAGTATCAATTCCAGCGGCTAGAGCAGCTTGCATTGCAGATCAACGAACTTGGTTTATCAGCAGTGCTAGGCCAGAAGCTGACAGCTGAAACCGCTGAAGCAAAGCGCATCAATCGCAGTCAAGGCGACAGCACCATGATGGTAATTGCGCAAAATATGCAGGATATGATCGACAACTGTTTGCAGTTTCACGCGCAGTATCTCGGCCAGAATGAAACGGCCGGTAGTTGCCATGTCAACCGCGACTTCATGGGTATCAGGCTTGACCCGCAGGAGATTACCAGCCTGCGTGAGCTTTACACTGCTGGCACCATCACCCAAGAAACCCTGCTGCAGCAACTGGCTGATGGCGAGGTACTGGGCGATGACTTTGACGTTGAACAAGAACTGGAGGCCACGGCTAATGCGGGAATGGACCTACAACCTGCTGGACAGGGTGACCGATTGGCTAGTGGATCTGATGATAATGATGGAACCGAAGAGACCACGCCGCCAAGAGCTTGATTATCACGTTAGTGAATTACCAGAAGAAATTCTGGCCATTATCCGCATTAGCTGGTATAAAGATGGCAAACCTGATGCAGTCAACGAGGTTGTACTAATGGAAGACGGCCAAGAGGGTTATGACGCTTTCGCGCAGGTGGTAACTGATGCGTTGCAACATGGCGCCAACTTAAGCATCAGCTCTGGATATAACGCAACAGACTTGGGTATCATGCAATGACAGTACCGGCCAAGCTATACCGCAATGCGATTGACCTTAATCGCTACAGCAATAGCGTGGCGCGGCGTATTATCAATGCCTACAACGACATCATCGTTGATGCCACCAACCAATTGCGTACTATTGATGAGCCAGCCGCACCAGTTAAGGCAGCCAGGCTGCGCGCAATCTTGGCGCAACTTAAGGATTCGCTTGCAACATGGGCTGGTGATGCAACAGAGCTAACAGCCACAGAACTGCAGGGCTTGGCTGAGCTGCAGTCTGAATTTGTAGCCGAAGAGCTACGCAAAGCGCTGCCTGCCGGTGCGCGCACTGCGGTTAATACCGTTGAAATCAGCCCGCAATTTGCGCAGTCGGTAGTAACTACTGATCCAACGCAGCTCAATGTGGTTGCCTTGTCGGACGACCTATTCGCGGCAGTGCAAGGCGCACCGCAAACATTCAGCCTTACCGCAGCGCAGGGTGCAACCATCACGCTGCCCAATGGCGAGGTAATCAGCAAAGCATTCCGTGGCATTGCTGTTGATCAGGCTGAGCGCTTTTCGCAGGTGGTGCGGCAGGGTTTGCTGACTGGTGAGACCACACCAGATATTGCTAAGCGGTTAATTGGCAGCCTGCAGTTTGGCGAGCGGGCCAAGACCGTTGGCCAGTTGGTAGCAGCAGGCGGCCAAGCCACTGCCGTAGCCGATAACCAGGTCATAGCCCTTGTTCGCACCAGCATCAACCAAGTGGCCAATACCGCCAGCCAGCAGGTGTATGAGGCCAATCAAGACATCACCAAGAAATACCGTTACGTCGCCACGCTTGATACTCGCACTAGCGCAATCTGCCGCGCATTAGACGGTCGCGAGTTTGAGTATGGCAAAGGCCCAATGCCGCCACAGCACTTCAACTGCCGCTCAACGACTGTGCCAATCATTGATCCAGACATCCTGCCGCCGTCTACCACCGCAACCCGCGCTAGCAAGGATGGCCAAGTGCCAATCAACCAAAGCTATGGCGAGTGGCTGGCCAAGCAACCACGCATCGTGCAGGCTGAGGCATTAGGACCAGAAAAGGTGCCGTACTTCAACCGGCTTGCCAATAAATACGGCCCACGCAATGCAATTGCAAAGCTAGTTCGTGATGATGGCTCAGAGGTAACCTTAGAGCAGCTACGCAAACGATATGGACCTGCCAAGCCTTAGGCATTTCCAAAATGGCCTGATCGTCAGCGATCCTGTCGAAGCCTTTATTGACGGCAATTGGATTGTTGCAGTGCTATGCCAGCGTGATGATGGCAGCCAATACTGGGCAACGCTTGACATGGCTAAGCTTGCATCAGTAACTGAGTGGCGCGATGCCGTTAAAGAAGGGCAAGTCACAGGCTGCAGTATCAGCCAACATCAAGACCGAGATGAAAAAGGGCAAACCGCAAAAGCAAGCCGT